CATAATGTCAGGACTGAATTCGCCGGTATCGGTATCGAAAGAACCTATTTCGAAAAGGGTGTAGTCGGCAGGGTGTTTGCCGAAGTGGTGATCTTTGGAATTGATGCAGTCTTCAAAGGCGCGGATAGCCAGGCCTTTGGATGGAACGAAGAACGGTGGAAGGAAGGTTTCAGCTTTAACATCGTGGACGGTATAGCACTTGTGAATTTGACTCATAGGTATGGCCTTGGAAGTTGTTTTATTTTGGCCTTGGTGCAGATTGCACGGGCCGCTAAGCGTTCGGGAGTGTTATCGGGGTTCGCTTTCGCTTTTTCAACCCGAGCGTTGAGCATTTTTTCATACCAGGTGGGTGAGTCGTCTTTGATGATTTGCTGATAGTAACGGGGCACAGGATTTTTGTACCCGTTGGGGTCGAGAACGTAATCGTTGAGTGCGACATGGGCGGCGTTTTGTCGGAACCAGGCGGCTCCGATACCGTCCCATTTTTCTCGACCGGTGGACATGCGCACGTATTCGAACGGGCGCACTTTGGATTGACCAAAGCAATCTAGGTAAGTGTATCTGTCTTGAAGGTCTTCTTTTGCAAGCTGCTTTTTGAGGGTGTAGCGGGCCACGTAACCCGCATTGTTGTAAGACAGGTTGGTGGTATCGGTGAAGCCCTTTTGCCAATACTTGTCAAGAAGGGCTGATTTGTAATAACGGTGGCCGTCCTGGGTACGATGATAGACGGCATCCGGGGGATAGTAGCCGAAGAGGAGAACGTGGTAGTGAGGGCGATGTGTTTGATCGCCGTATTCGCCGGCCATGAAGTATTTGATTTTGAGCCCGGTTCCCTTGCGGAACCTTTTCATGAAGAGTTGGAAGTCTTTGTGACGAAGACATTCGTATGCCGGCAGGTGTTCAGGAGCATATGTGAGAGTGACGAAGCAGTTTTCTTCGTGCATTTGGGATTCATGCCAGCAGCGGAGAGCCCATTCTTTAGCTTTTCTTAGTTTGCAGTCGGGGCACTTTCCGCACGGCAGTTGCAGGTTGCTTTCCCTGCCGGGTTTTTGCTTAAGCGATATGGACTTGAGACCGGTAATGGGGCAGAGCTCTGAGTAGGCCTGGAGAGGTCGCGTGCATGGCATAGTTCCACTTCCGTGTCCGTAGCAGCGCACCCGGTCAAAGCCGGGGCTAGCGCTGAGAGTATTAGCGAGATGTGTTTCAGAGAGCGATCCCGCCTCGTGGGACGGTCCAGACGAGATTTCGTCGGTTCATCTTGTTAGCTGTTTTCTTGAACAGCTTTTTGGATTTTTTCCTTGTCATTTTCCTTCTACGCATGGTCTTGCTCCTTTGGCTTTAGCCAGTGTTTTTCGCAGCGGTCGAACGCCGCGATTTGATCGATAGCGAAGTGGATGTTCGCGGGAGTAGGAGCGAACCCGCAATCGTCCAGGAATTCCAGAACAGCCCGTCGGTGTTCAGGGTCTTTTGGAAGTTCGATCATTTATTTTCCGAATTGGTCACTGAAGTAGGGAAGTTTACTAGATGGTGTCAGTTAGTACAATAAGGACTAGGAAGTTATTGTACTTTTTCCTGCTCCTCGGACGGAGAGGAAGCCTCCGGCGGGGGTTCTGCAGGAAGGTGATTAGGCTCTTTTTCGGGAGCTTTCTCGGCCGCAAGGCGGTCGATTTCCCGGAGCCATGAGGAAGAGTCGGCGTGCGCTGCGCGCACATGATCGGGCTGCTCTTCGAAGAGGGAATCGAGACTGGCCTTATGGCGCATTGCCTCTTCATAGGACGTGGTCGTTGCTTCTTCGAAGCGTTCTAGTTTTTTACGTTCGACGAACGGGTCTATGCCCGTGTTTTCATAGTGTCGAACGATGCGATTTACATCGCAGGCCGGCGCGAATGAGGAATCGGTTACGCGGCCGTGTTTTTCTTCGGAGAAGTCCATTGAATATGGTCGTTTTCTTTTGGGCATTAGTTTCTACCTTGTTTTCTGAACCAGGAGCCGGCCTTGATGGTCTCGGCTTCGGTTGGTTTGCGGCCGTTTTTCTTTTGGTATTCATACCAGGCAGCAAGATTCTGTTGCCAGGTATTGGACTCGCGGTACACGCGCTCGTACGTGTTGAGAGTGTCGCGGCTTTTGCCGCTGTTTCCGAGATCGATATCGTTGTATTTACGTTTCGAATCTTGGAATTTTTGCTGGGCGGTCGTTAACATTTCGCCAGCGGATGTTAGGGCCTTGCCGCCGTATTTTTTGGCGGCTGGGACCACGACGTTTTCCAGAATGTTGCCGAGCTCACCTTTAACGGTGGCTTCGGGTTTGCTGATATCAGCCTCGTTTTGGGCTTTGTTGGCTTGGGCTTTCAGTAGCGCGATTTGAGCGCCTACCGCAGCATTTTGAAGGGCAGAGGAGATGCCCTTCTGGACGTATTCGCCGGGAACTTTGAGTGAAGGCGGTTGCGCACCAGCAGGACTCGAAGCGGAGTTGCCGAGCGCAAGTATGCGATTGAGCCCCGCTTTTTCGAGATCGGCTGCGGAGCGCTGGTACGCCGTAGATGACATGCGTTCTTGGAACGCCATTTGCTCCCGGCTGAGTTTGATTTGCTGGCGGTTAATGTCCTTCGCAGAGGACTGCCCAAACAGTCCTCCGAGAAGGTTGGCGCCACCTGATATGAGAGCGCCGCCAATGATCGGGTTCATTAGAAGTGGTCCATCAGGCCCGGAGTGCCGTAAAGCGGCAGAGGACGTGCGGCCTTAATTTTGAAGTAAACGTCCAGAAGGAAGTCGGGCTCGCTTGGCACAGCCAAGACTCGGTCCATCGGAACGTTATCGGTGATGAAGGCCTCGTTCAGTGCAGGAAGCGCAGCGAAGTCTTGCGCAAGATGCCAAAAGTCGAGCGATTCTGCGGAAGCAGATCGGAAAAGACCTGTGATTTGAGATTGCTTGTAACGGTATTCATCGTAGCGCGGCATGTAGGAGAACGTGTCGTCATCGATGGTTGGGTCGTTCGAAACGTAGATTTCGCGATTTTTCACGGCCTGTTCCGAGAGGTGGGACAGGGCCGGCCAATAAAAATCGAACCGTGTCTGACGGTCCCAATACCGTTCGATGCCTTGCTGATAGGTGAGATCGGCCCGGACATTGACAATGCCCAGGATATGGCCGTGCTCAGTGAATGAGGATGTGAAGCCGTGGCCGTTTGCGGAAACGGTGCCGTAGGCAGCTAGGTTGCCTTGTGGAGTCGGCGTGTAACCGTCGACAGGAGCCGAACCGGACGTTTGCTCCACAGGTGTAATGTTGATACGAGTCGAGCCGCCACCGAGGAATAAGGGCCTCTGGTGGACGAGGAGAGACGGGTCGGTGACTTGGAAGTGCGAACGCAGGATTTCCGGGTACCTGGTTCCGCCTCTGGCGTCTCTTTCGAGTAAGCGCTGAATTTGGATGGATTCGCGGAGATCGCTGATTGAAATGCCAGTCGCGGCCGCGAGATTGGCATAGATTGCAGGCTGAGTGAGTGAGTTAGTTCCGGATCGGTCAGTAGCCACCCAAAGGGTTTCATGACCAGAAACATCCGCGATATCGGTCGCGAATGGGTAGATGGTAGACGCGGTCTCGGTTTCTTTAACCGCGACGTCTAGATCCGAAGTAATTGTTGCGGCTTCGTCGAAGCCTAAGCCGGTGACCGGAGCCATGCCACCCAGGTTGACGGTAACGTCGGGGCCTTTCTGCGGAAATGGGAGCCCCGCCGTCAGATAGTCCCTACGTTTGCGGCGAGATTTAAGACCGAAGTTGCCGGTCCCGTCTGGACCGTCGTCTGTATCTTCGATGACCGGTTGCATTAGGTTCTCGTCGCGGAACCAAAAATTATAAATTTTGTTGTAGCACCGGAATGGTAAAGCGCTGATGTCTACGACGTTTACGTCAGTGCCAGGCGGGATGCCCATGTAATCGTAAATAGAACCGCTTGCCAGGACCGGTGTGCCGCCACCAATAGTGGGTACGGAGTAGTCGATTGAATCGCCCGGTGCTTCTTGTTCGCCCATCATTTTGATGAAGTTGGGCCAAACTTGGCGCCACGGAGTAAAGAAGAAAAAACTTTCGAGGTACAAGTTGTCAAGTACCGGTTTCTGAGGGGTCGCCATGCGACCGAAAAGAGAAGCCCGGAGATTGATCGTGTCTCCGGGCAGCACTTCTAGTGAGAGGATTGGAACGAGTTGCGAAGCGTTGAACGTCGTCTTGAGATCGTGGGAAAGATCGAATGACGATCGTGGGATATCAACTGTTTTGGTCTGGGCTCCGACTTGCGTTCTCATTTACGTTTTCCGGTGGTTTGAGGGGATTGAGGAATTCTACCCCATTGCCAATGGATTTCATAATGTCAGGACTGAATTCGCCGGTATCGGTATCGAAAGAACCTATTTCGAAAAGGGTGTAGTCGGCAGGGTGTT